AGCCAAGCCCAAGCCCAAAATCGCCAAGCCGAAGTATGTCGTGCCGCGTTACAACAAAACGGATCTTGTCGAGGCTCTCATGGGCGTCGCCGCAGAGCTCACGCCGCCCGGTGCGACCTACGCCGAAAAAATGCGTGTCGCCGCCGACCTGCTTGACATGATCGAAAAAGCCAAAGGCTGAACCAAGGAGCCCCAACAATGACATTCAACCTTGACGATTACGAGCCGGTATCGGCTCGACTAGCCAGGTGGCTGGAAGCCACAGACGGCAAAACCCAAGTGCTCACCGACCTGGTGCACCGCGGCGACGACTGGTGCATGTTCAAAGCCAGCCTGTACGTCGACGGCCTGCTGATCGCCACCGGCTACGCCGAAGAGCACGTCACCGAACGAGGCGTCAACTCAACTAGCCACGTCGAGAACTGCGAAACCTCAGCCGTCGGTCGAGCACTCGCCAACGCGGGCTTCGCCGGATCCGACCCAAGCAAACGGCCCAGCCGCGAAGAAATGACCAAAGTGCAACGTGCCGGCGGCCAACCCGCCCAATACACCAGCCGCCCGTCAGGCCTCGCCACCGAAAAACAACGCATTTTCATTGCCGATCTGTGTCGCAAACTCAAACCGCCAGTCGTGCCGCAGCTGCCATCCGACCTGGCTTCCGCTGACGCTGCAAAACTGATCGAAGCATTGAAACGCGGCGAACTGCCCCCGATGCTCATGCCAGACGACGAGGAGCCCTTCTGATGAAAAGCCTAATCACGACCCTGCTGCAGTTCGGTATTGCGGCCATTGTCGCGTACTTCATCGTGCGCGTCTGGGACGACTGGAGCAACGACCTGGCGGCCGAACGCGACCGCAAACGCCGAGCCATTCAAGAGCACCCGTCAAGCTCGGGGCCGCGCCATGAATGATCCTGGACAACGCACAGACGGCCTCCCCTGGCCATTCCGACCAGACACCGACCCGTACCACTTCGTCGAAATCGCCCCCAACGAATGGATCCGCGTCGTCCTCGCCGGCGAATACAACCAGCTGCTCGAGGAGCATTTGCGGCTACAGGCCGAGTCGCGGGCAATCATCCAACAAGCCAACGAGGTAGTCGCTGCATGGAGGGCCTATGAGCGAACCGTGGCCCGTTAGCGAAAAACAATTTCAAGACCAAGTGATCGCCCTCGCGATCCTGCATGGCTGGAAAGTGCACCACGTTCGCCCTGGCATGAGCTCAACCGGCCGATGGTTGACCCATGTTCAGGGCCACAACGGCTTCCCAGACCTGATCATGGCCCACGACAAGCACGGCCTAGTCATCGCCGAACTCAAGACCCTCAAAGGCCGCCTCAGCGAGCCCCAAGTGGACTGGTGCCGCACCCTCGACGCCGCCGGTGCCGAAGTCTACGTTTGGCGGCCCACAGACCTGCATTTCATCCAGCGCCGCCTCAAAGGCATACGCAATGAAAACCCAACAAACTAACCCAACAGAAAGCCCCAACACAATGATCGTCAGAACCCCACGCATTGAGCGCGACTTCACCATCCTCCCCAACCGAGCCCTACGAGATCCGTACCTGTCCTACCGAGCCCGCGGGGTACTCGCCTACGTCCTGTCAATGCCCGACAACTGGCGCACCAGCGGCGAAACACTCGCCCGCCAAGGCCTCGAAGGCCGCGACGCGATCAGGGCCGCCATCAACGAGCTCATCGCCACCGGCTACGCCAGGCGCGTCAAATCCCAAGACGAACGCGGCCGCTACACCACAGAACTGCACTTCTACGACTACCCAAAGGCTGTGCACATCTTGGGGAAACTCAGGGGAAAACGAGACACACCGACGACGGATTACCAGTCGTCGGAAAACCAGTCGTCTAAAGAAGAACTGATACCAAGTACGGATAAAGATTTACAGAGTGTCTTAGGTAGTGAACCAAAACTCTGTGGGTATTGCACAGGACAAGGCGTGATCGCTGAAGGCTTCGCCGGACTGCCATCAGTCTGCCCAGACTGCAAAGGCGACGGACTCGCCCGATGACAAGCAAAGGCAAACCACGCCGAGACATCGACACCGCGGCATACCGAACACAACGTGTTGAGTTCCTGCAACACAACACCACCTGCCATTGGTGCAAACGAGCCAAAGCAACCACCGTTGACCACCTCATCGAGGTCGATCGCGGCCACGACCCAATGGACATTGAGAATTGGGTACCGGCTTGCCACAAATGCAACGCCAGACGCGGAGCCGAATACCTGGCACGCAAAAGGGCAATTTCGTCACAAAACCGAAATAAACAAAAAAAATCAGAAGTTTTTTTTGAAAATGAAAAAAAATTGCCCCCGACCCCATCCGTCGATGTATCCCCGAAAGGGCAGAAGGCTCTTGAAGGGGACGGATCTGGGCTGATCTCGGGTGATCTGGTTCGGCCTGCGTTGATCCCGCCGCGGCTGGTGTCGGTACCTAAGGGTTCGGGCTCGTATGCGGCTGAGGTGGCGGCCTTGGCGAAAGACGTGCTTGGTGTTGAGCTGATGCCGTGGCAGATCACGGCGCTCGATGGGCAGCTTGCCCATGACGATGCCGGTGCGTTGTGCTACAAGCGGAGTTTGGTTTCGGTCGCCCGCCAGAACGGCAAAACCGTGGCCCTAAAAGCCCTGGCTTTGTGGATTTTGGTGAAGGAACCGATCCGTCGCGGCGAGCCGGTGCTACTGATCACGACCGCCCACAACCTTGACCTGGCTGTTGAGCTGTTCGAGGCGCTCGCCCCGATCCTTGAAACCAAGTTCGGGGCCAAGCCGTACTGGTCGTATGGCCGTAACGAGTGCGTCATGCCCGATGGATCCCGCTGGCTGGTTCAGGCCGCCACCCCGCGAGCCTTCCATGGCTTCTCCCCCGACTACATCATCGCCGACGAGCTGTGGAACATTTCGCCGGACGTGATCTTCAATGGCGCGATCCCATCACAGCGGGCCCGCAAACAATCGTTGCTTTCCTGCTGGTCGACCGCTGGCACCGAGGACTCCCACGCCATGCTCAAGCTTCGGGAGGAGGGCCTGCGCACGATCGACACCAAAGCCGACAGCAAACTCTTTTTCGCCGAATGGTCAATCCCCTCGGGCGTCGACACCACCGACGAGGTGTACTGGCCCATGGCAAACCCCGCCATCGGCTACCTGCTCGACCTTGAAACGTTGCGCGACGAATCCGAGATGGCCGACAAGGCCGCCTTCCACCGAGCGTCCCTAAACCTGTGGATCTCAAGCGCCCAGTCGTGGCTGGCACCAGGCACCTTTGACCGGCTGATCGTCCCCGAGATCCCGCCAGGCGGTGTCCTAGCTGTGGACTCCAGCATTGACGAAAACACCTACACGGGTGTCAGGGCGAACGTCATGCCGGATGGCCGCATCGGTGTCACAGTCGCTTTTATCGCCGACACGTTGCCAGCGTTGTGGGCCGCGATCGACGAGCAGGCCGCCGCGGTGTCAGGGATCGCGTTGACTCCGAGCCTGGCTTCGATCGCACCGGCCGCCTACGAACGGAAAAAAGTAATCGTCGGCTACAACGAGCTACTGACCCACACCGCCACCGTCCGGCAGTTCATCGTCGAGGGCCGCCTGGTGCACACCGGCGAACAAATGCTTTCCGAGCACGTCAACCGTGCGGTCGGAGTACGCACCGCGGCGGGCTTCGTACTGTCAAGCCAGAAGTCCCCTGGCCTGATCACGTTGGCTCGGTGCATGATTTGGGCGGCGGCCCTGGTCGCACGGCCACAGCAGAAAACTCGGGCCGCGGTCGCGTTCAGTCGCTAGGGGTATCAGTCTCTATCTTTCTTTGAAACGCTTGCATCGTGCTACAGCTCAAGCGCACAATCCGAGCGTGGGATTATTCCGCAAGAAGATCGAAGCCCCAGCGATGGCGTCAGTTCCCCTTGGCGCAGCTGCAGGCGCATCGCAGATAGGGCAGTTCTACTCGTACAGCGTTGGGGCCAACGAAGAGGCTGCCCTATCTGTCCCCACCATCTCCCGCGCGGTCTCCCTGCTGACCACGGTCGTCGGCACTCTTGACCTCAAGTCTTACGTCCTGCAATGGTCGGGCGAAGAGTACGAAAAAATCTGGGTACAGGGCGAAACGTGGATGTCGCGCCCCGATCCGAAGGTGCCGCGCCAGTTCATCATGGGCAAAACCGCCCGCGATCTGATCATGTACGGCCGCGCACATTGGGCCGTCACCTCGCGCTATTCCACCGGCTTCCCCGCCACCTTCGAATGGCTCCCAGCAAACATGGTCTATTCGACCAAGATGCCCGCGTCGCCCGAATGGTTCGGGATGCCAACCGACCTTGAGTTCAACGGCCTCCCGCTCGACGTCAGCAACGTCATCACGTTCCTGTCCCCCAACCAGGGCGTCGTTTACGCAGGCCGCCGCGCCGTACAGGTCGCCCTGCGCCTTGATCAGGCCGCCGAACGCTTCTCCGCAACCGAAATCGCCGCTGGATACCTCCAGCAAACTTCCAACTCGGAGCCGATGTCGTCGGAAGAGCTCGGCGAATTGGCTTCAGCCTGGGCAAATGCCCGCCGCGTTTCGGCAATCGGGGCGCTCAACTCCGCCGTCGAATGGAAAGAATTCCAGAGCGACCCGAGCAAACTGCAGCTCGTCGAGTCCCGCAAATACCAGGCGCTCGAAATGGCCCGCCTGCTGGATATCCCTGG